ACCGAACGGCATTTCCGGTCTGCTCACCTTCAGCAGCAATGTCAGCGTCAGCGATGGTGCCGCATACAGCTCCGTCCAGGCGGCGACGGCGAGCGCCATCCTGCGCCCCGCCGGCCGCACCAACACGTCGCTGATCCAGGCGAACGACAGCCTCACGATGGGCAATCTGCTCGATGCCGTCGCCACGCTCCGGAAGAATGCGGTGCCGGAGATCGACGGTGTCTACAACTGCTATCTCGACCCGGTCTCGGCCCGGCAGCTCTTCGCTGACCCCGACTTCAAGACCCTGTTTACGGGTGCGACCTCCAGCAATGCCGTGTTTCACGATGGCATGGTCAATGACTTCCTCGGCCTGCGTTTCATCCCGACGACCGAGGCCTTCGTGCAGCAGCATCCGACCATCGCCGGCCTCAATGTCCGGCGGCCGATCATCTGCGGCCAGGGCGCGCTGATCGAAGGCGACTTCGCAGGGATCGGCGCCGATGACGTGGCACCGAAGGATTCCATCGTGACCATCGTCGACTCGGTCGCCATGGTGACGCGCGAGCCGATCGACCGCCTGCAACAGATCATCGCCCAGAGCTGGTACTGGATTGGTGGCTTCTGCGCCCCCTCCGACACGACGACGACGCCACTGACGATCCCCACCGCGACCAATGCTTCCTTCAAGCGCGCGGTGATGGTCGAGCATGCGGGGTAACCGCCATGGCCAGCGGCAGCATCGCCGCCTTCAACCCTGAAGCCACCGTCAGCGTCGCCGCCAGCACCAGCAGCACGGCGGTGGCGATCAGCGGCTCCGGGCCGTCGCTGCTCGTCTACAACGGCAGCACCAGCACGGCCTTCCTGCGGCTCGGCGCCACCACGACGCTGACGGCGACGACTTCGGACCTGCCCGTGCCCGCGTCCAGCCGCGTCCTGCTGGGCGTGAGTGCAACCGTCGCTGCCGCCGCGGTCATTCTGAGTACCGGCACGGGGCCGGTGTTCCTGACGCGCGGTTCCGGCTCCGTCTACTGAGGATGACAGCCATGGGCTTCACCGATGCCGAGAAGACCGACATCCGGCGCTTCTGCGGCTACCCGGCCTATGGAGCAGGCGCCAGCGGCTTCCAGGGCTGGCGCTTCTTCCAGGCCTATGGCCTGCTGGAATACCGCCTGAACAACCTCTCCTGCGCGGAGGAGGCAGTCTGCCGCACCTATCTCGGCACGCTGCGCGGTTTGGAGATCGCCGTGCCGCAGGCGGGCCAGAATCTCGATACCGACATGGCCGCCGTCTGGACCCGCAACCAGGACGAGGTGCGCGACCGGTTCAAGCTGCTCGACGAATGGCGGCGCCGGCTCTGCAACTTCCTGGGCGTGCCGCCGGGACCCGCCTTCGCCGATCCCGGCATCACCTTGGTGGTGTGATGGACGCCAACCGTTTGAATGACCGTGTCGCGCGCGGCATGGGTCAGGCCGCGTTCCGCATCGGGGAAGCCTATGACGCCTTCCGCCCCAGCGGCGCGATCAATCCCATGGCGCGGCCCAATGCGCTCCTGCGCCTGAACGTCGCCTTCCATGGCGAGGACCGCGACTGGCACCGCAGCGCCCGCTACGGCCAGCCCTTGTGGTTCGCCATCCACGATACCGCCTATACCCAGCCGGGCGACTATCTGCGCGGTGCGCGCGGAACCTTCTTCATCGCCGCGCAGCCACCGCTGCTGCCCACCGTTTGCGTCCTCACCAACCGCATCCTGCGTTTCTCCCGCGCCGACGGCGCGCGCAAGCCCGGCACCAACGGCTATGGCGGGGTCGAGCAGCGTGCGGAGACCGTGCTCCTGGACGCCTGGCCGGCAAGCGTTCTCGCTGCCGGCGCGGGGGCCCGCGGCGGCGGCGCGCTGCCTGGCGAGCCAGGGCCCGCAAGCTGGACGGTACTGCTGCCGGCGCTCCGCGGCCCGCAGGCCGTCGAACTCCGACAGGACGATCTGATGACGGACGAGACCGGCACGCGCGCCGTGATCACCGCCGTGGAGAAGACCGAGCTTGGCTGGCGTCTCACAGCGACACAGGCGGTGACCTGATGGCCGATCAATCCGATGTGGAGAACGCGCTCGTCGCCGCGATCAGCGCCACGCTCTATCCTAATGGCGCCACCGAGACCTCGATCATCGGCTCCGGCAGCGTGACCATCCGCGTCTATCGAGGCTGGCCGGTCAGCACCGCGCTGCATGCCGCTCTGGCGGACGGCATTGTCAATGTCAGCGTCTTCCCGAGCGGCGCGCCGCGCGACACCACGCGCTATCCCACGGCATGGAATGTCGCGACAGCTACGCCATCGACGCTCACGGTCTCCGTGGTGAACACCACGGTGACCTTCGCCGGCACCACGGCTGCCGGGCAGATGGCGGGCATCGCTGTTGACGGGGCAACTTATGTCTATCTTGTGCAGACCGGCGACACGACAGCGCTGGTCGCGGCCGCACTGGCCGCCCAGCTTATCGCCGCCGGCCAGATCGTGCAGATCGCAGGCGCCTCCCTGACTATACCCGCCGCCTCCAGGCTCTTCGCGCGGGTCGAGCAGGCGCAGAACGCATTCCGCGAAACCCGGCGCCAGAAGCAGAGCTTCCGCGTCAGCTGCTGGTGCCCTGACCCGATCCTGCGCGACCAGGTTGCTGCCGCCATCGATGCCACAATGGCCAATACAAGCTTCCTGACGCTCGCCGACGGTACCGCCGCCCGCGTCACCCTCGCGGGCGGCGGCAGCTTCGATGAATTCGAGAATGCCACCCTCTACCGCCGCGATCTCATCTACGCCGCCGACTACGCCACCACCCTCACTGCCGCGCAGCCGGCGATGGTGTTCGGAACCGGGACGCTTTCCAGCCCCGCCGGCGCCCTCTCGCCTCTCCTCGGCTAAACCCAAGGAAACCCCATGCCCATCGTTCAACAGGGCGCCATCAACACGACGGCGCTGGTGGTGCCCGACCTCTATGTGCAGATCGTGCCGCCGCAGACGCTGCTGCTCAATGGCGTGCCCACGGACATTCTCGGCATCGTCGGCACCGCCAGCTGGGGGCCGGTCGGCCAGCCCGTTACCATCGGCAGCATGGCGCAATATGCGACGAGCTTCGGCCCGGTCATGCCGCGTCTCTATGACATGGGCACGCAGCTTGCGACCGCCGTGCAGCAGGGCGCGCAGAATTTCCGCTGCGTGCGCGTGACGGACGGCAGCGATACGGCGGCAACCCTGACGCTGCAGAGCGCGATTACGCTGAAGGCGCTCTATACCGGCAGCTACGGCAACGGCATCAGCGTTTCGCTCTCAGCCGGATCACAGGCGGGCAGCTCGCGCATTACCGTCGCCCTGCCCGGCAATACGCCCGAGGTCTTCGACAACATCACCGGCACGGGCGCCGCCCTGTGGCAGGCGATGGTCGCCGCTATCAACACCGGCACCGGCCCGCTGCGCGGCGCCTCCCAGACCGTGACGGCGAGCTATGCCGGCGGCACGGCCGCCCCCGTCGCCGGCACCTTCAGCTTCGCCTCCGGCACGGCCGGCACCGATGGTGCGCTCAACGTGACCTCCGCAATGCTGGTCGGCAGCGATGCGGTGCCGCGCACCGGCATGTATGCGCTGCGCGGCCAGGGTTGCTCCGTCGCTCTGCTCGCGGATTCGATCGACACCACGCAATATACGACGCAGGCGGCCTTCGGCCTCTCCGAGGGCGTCTACATGATCCTGACCGGGCCATCCGGCGACACGACGGAGAACGCCGTCGCCACCAAGGCGACCGCCGGCCTCGACAGCTATGCCGCCAAGCTGATGTTCGGCGACTGGCTCTACTGGTACGACCAGGCCAATGCCGTGACCCGGCTGGTGTCGCCGCAGGGCTTCGCCGCCGGTCGGCTGGTCAACCTGTCGCCCGAACAGTCGAGCCTCAACAAGCAGCTCTACAGCATCACGGGCAGCCAGAAGAGCGGATCGGTGGCTTCGGGTCAGTCCAGCACCTACGCGACCGCGGATCTGCAGCTTCTGTTCCAGAACGGCATCGACGTGATCTGCAACCCGCAGCCCGGCGGCAGCTACTGGGGTGTGCGCTGCGGCCACAACTCCTCCTCCAATGCCGCCGTCAACGGCGACAACTACACGCGGCTGACGAACTACATCGCTGCCACGCTCAGCGCCGGCATGGGCCTCTATGTCGGCGAGGTCATCAACGCCACCCTGTTCCAGAACATCAAGGCGACGCTGCTCGCCTTCCTGCAGGGCATGCTGACGCAGGGCCTGTTGGGCAGCACGACGGGCAGCCAGCCCTTCTCGGTGGTCTGCGACACCTCCAACAATCCGGCCTCACGCACGGCGCTCGGCTATGTGCAGGCGGATGTGCAGGTTCAGTACCAGGGCATCAACGAAAAGTTCATCGTCAATGTCGAGGGCGGCCAGACCGTGCAGGTCACCAGCCAGCCCCTCACCAGCGGCCCCAATTCGTAACGGAGCACAGGCATCATGGCTCTCAACACCTTCAACACCGGCAAGGATTGCCAGGTCGTCGTGCTCGGACCCTTCGGCCGCGTCGACCTCGAACACGTCACCGGCTTCGAAAGCCGCCAGATGACGGCCTCCATCCGCGTCGACCGCATGGACGGCACCATGGTCGGCGCGGAGCTGCCGAAAGGCTGGGAAGGCTCCTTCGATATCGAGCGCGGCTCCTCCTCGGCCGATGACCTGGTCGCGCAGATCGAGCAGAGCTACCTGAACGGCACCACGCCGGCACCCGGCACGCTCTACCAGTATATCGATGAGATCGACGGCTCGACCTCGACCTATCAATACAACGGCGTCAGTTTCAAGCTCACCTCCTCGGGCCTCTACAAGGGCGATGCCAGCGTCAAGCAGAAGCTGGAGTTCTTCGCCACCAGCCGGAGCAGCGTCTCGTGAGCCGCCCATCGGAGATGATCCTCGACGACTGCGGCCTGGTCGAACGTATCGACGCCACAGGCCGCAAGCTGCATGTGCGCAAGCCCAATGTGCTCGACCGGCTGCGGCTGTTCAAGGCGGTGGGACCGGATATGGCGCAGAATCCGCCCTATCTCGGGCTGGCGCTGACGGCGTGCGCCGTCAAATTCATCGACGATGTTCCTGTACCGCATCCCAGTAACGAACAGCAGATCGAGAACCTCATCCTCCGCCTGGGCGACGCCGGGATAAATGCCGCCGGAACCGTGGTGGCTGTCCGTGACCCATCGGATGCGGAGGTGCGAGAGGAAGCGGGAAACTCAGCCGGCACCCCGATCTGAAAGAGTGTCTCTATCTCGTGAAGAACGGAGTGCCTTTCGACATCGCCTTCACCCTGCCCAAAGCCGAGCGCCGCGCTTACGCGGTCGCGATCGGCGAGCTGGACGGCGCGACACGCTATGACTGGCAGGCCATGGGCTGGGAGCAATGACCGGATGCCGACCCTCGCCGACCTCTCCCGCCTGGACCTCGCCGAGATCAAGCGCCGCGCCCTGGCCGCCGGGGCCGCCGCTTTGGCCGAGGCCGCCCGCCGCCGCGCTGCCGCCGCGCCCGGCGCTATCACGCATGCGGTGACAGACGAGGACCGCGCAACTGTACGGATCATTGATCCCGCACTCATCCGGCGCGAGCGCGGCGATGTGGGACAGGCGCCTGCGCCCTTCCTCGCCCCGGATGCCGCCGATCGCCTCGCGGTGCGCGCAGCGATCGTGGAAAGCCTGCGAAAGGATCTGACGTGAGCGAGGAACTCGACTCCATCGGCATCTCCCTCGTCCTCGACGACGAGGTTGCCGAGGGGATCCGCCGCATGAGCCGGGAGATGGCGCTGTTCAGCCGCCAGACTGAGTTTACGGCGGCACAGATGAGCCGGGTCGCGCGGCAGCATCTCAGCGCCCATCTGCCGCCGGAGCCCGAGCGGCATAAGCCCGCGTCAGCGCCCGTGACGATCGCGGCGCCCCCCAAGGCACCGGCGACGCTGCCGACGGAAACATCGCAGGCGCCTTGGCCTGTGTCGCCAGCACTGGAGCGGATGCCGGCGCCAACGGCAGCCCAACGGGGCGCGATGGAGCGAAAGCCGGTGCCCGCCGCGATCGCACCGATGCCGAGCCCGCCAGCGCGTTCGCCAGCGCCCCATACGGGCACAGGCCAGGCGCCGGTTGTGCAACGGGTGGTGCAGCAGGTTCCGCCCCAGCCACGCGTCCCCACGCCGACCGTACAACAGGTTCCGGCTACGCAGCGCCCCGTGCCAGCCGTGCAGCAGGCTTCTACCCCGCCGCGTCCCCCCGCGTCGGCAGCTCAGCGGGCTCCGACTCAGCCACGCGTGACGTCGGCCCCGACCGTTTCAGCATCGCCGCGCTCCGCGACCGTGGCCCCGCCGCCACCTCCATCCCCAGCGCCGCCATCGCGCCCGGTTGATAAGCCATACGCGAGGCCGAAGATTCAGGTCTCTCTGTCAACTCCGCCGTCTCCCTCTCCGGCTCCGCCCCGTGCCACCCCGGCGGCGGCTGTGCCAACCGCTCAGCCGCGCACAACGACACAGGCCAGTCTCAGCCCCGCGCCACCGGCAGCGGTCGCCCAGCCCGCAGCACCGACGGCACCCACAGCGGTTGTGCGGGCACCCACCGTGGCAAGCACGCCGAGCCCCGTGGCGCCGCCAACACCGAATACGGCGGCAAACCGTGTGGTCGCCCGTCCAACGCCCCAAACAGCATCGGTCGCGCCGGCTGCCGCGGTGGCATCGCCGCAGACAGCCGCGACCGCGACCAGCGAAGCGTCCCCGCCCAAACAGGTTGCACCGCCAGCTCCGCTACCCATTGTCCCCGAGCGCGGACGCAGCCCCGCGCCGCCCGTGCCCTCGTCACCTGCTCCGCAGAGCGCAACCCGAGCCGCTCAGCCGTCAGCCCCGGCGGCGAGCACAACCGCAACGCCCGAGGCACCTCCGGCGACTGCGCGAACGCAGATGCTCACGGTAGAATGCAAGTACATGTTCGACAAAGCGCAGTTAGGGCGATGGATCTCGCAAGCCATGGCAAAGGAGGCGGCGCGCCCACCCACTGCTGCTCGCGGCTTCAACACCCGCATGACACCCGCATGGCCCGGCATACCGCTGTAGTGCAGCGATTTGTGATTTATTGTTCGTACGGATCGTCTTCCGATGCAACGTTCACGCAGACCGGGTGATGGCTGGCGATGAACAGCTGCGATCCACGCTTTCCCTCTTCGCGTTTTCTGGAGGTTTCCTGTGTCATCGTCCCCGAGGGTAGCCCGCCGCCCCTGGAATGGATGAGGGAGCATCCGCAGTACCTGACGATCTCGGGCTTCTACACTCCGCCCCCGGCCCCCGAGTCGAACATGGGGTTGGAACCGCAGCTCGGGGCTGAGCGGCAAGCTGAGGCGTCGCCCGAGGAGCCGGTCTTCGAAGTCGTGATCGACTATGCTGGGAACTGGACCATCCGGCCCGTCCCGCCGCTGACACCGCAGCCGGCGCCATGGACCGAACCGCAGCCCGAGGCTGACGGGCAAGCTGAGCCTCAGCCTGAGGAGCCGATCTACGAAGAGCCGGCGCCGGAGCCCGAGGTTGAGCCGGAACCGCCGCCGCGGCCCGACTACCTGCGCTGCATGCCCCCGCCGAGGCCGAGACGCGCTCGTGGGGGACCGCCGCCTTTGGGTCCTCGTTCGGCGGCCCGCGGGATGGACCCCCTCGCCCCAGAGTTCGCGCCTAACCTGGTGCGCAAGACGGCGCGGATCATGGCCGGTATGGACCGGGTCATGAGACCCGGCGGTATCACGACGCCCGAGGGGCTGTCGGCAGCGTTTCACGCCGGGATGCAGCACCTTGCCGCGCACAAAGGCGATGTCCGCGCCGCCCTGGCCTCGGCGAAGGCTGCGCGCTCGGGTCACGGATCCAAGCCTGCGGCAGATCATACGGACTTCGCTATCGCCGCCTCTGCCACCGCGAACGGAGCGAAGTTTCTCTCCGAGGTCGCTGCCGGGCTTGAAGCTGCGGCGGGGGTTGCTGAGACGGCCGGCATCGGTGTCAGTGCAGCG